CATCAATGCCCGCTATGTAACGCTCCAAACGGCTCCGCTCATAAAGGCATTGCTGGTGCTTGGCCTCAATGATGCCCCGCAGGTCAGCGATTTCCGCCGCACATTCCCCCACCTTGTCCACCACGCCGGTGCCGTGAGGCATCCCGGTGATGACCTGAGCCCCCGGCAGGGCCCTGGCCTCAAGCTCACGGAGGCGGCGCTGGTCCATTTCAATCTCCCGGTTGAGATAGTAAAGCTGGGACAGCTCCTTTAGGGTCATTCCTCCGCCTCCTCACCTTTCCAGACAGGCTTGCACTCACCCGTGCCGAAAGTGCACTTGCAGGCGCACACCTTGCAGGCATCGCCGCCCGCCATGACAAAATGCAGGTCATCAAGGGCCCGGCGGAGCATGGCGTTGACGCCACCCAGCTTGTCCTCAGCGATGTGGGCCCGCTCCACGGCCTGCTGGATGTCCTGGGCGGACGGCGCAGACGCCAGCCGCTCCTCCAGTTGGTCAGCCCTCAGCAGGTCCGCCTCATGCTGGACGGTCAGCCGGGCGTTTTCCCGGATGAGCTCATCGGTGAAAATCGTTTCCTTATCCATCACAATACTGCTCATTTTGTTGTTTCCTCCTTGATTTTCTTAATTCTGGCCTTTAGGGCCCGCATGACCGCCTCATGGGTGTCCGCCCGGTCCCGTATCGTTTCCATGACATCCTCATCCTCGCAGTCCTGGACCACCAGGTAATGCACGAAAACCTTGTCAAAGGGGGAGCCCTGGCGGTATAGGCGGCAATTTCCCTGGTCATTCAGTTCAAAGGACCAGTTGAGGCCATACCACACCACATGACGGCCCCCGGCCTGGAGATTTAGACCATAGGCGCAGCTTGCCGGGTGCACCAGCAGCACGTCCACCTCCCCGTTGTTCCAGGCGTCCTCATCCTCCGTGCCCTTGTAGACCCTCACCCACAGCTTGTCCCGGCGGCCCTTGTTGTACCTCTCCAGCCGCTCCAGGATGCGGTCCTTGTCGTGCTGGTAGCCGTAGAACGTCAAACAATGCTCCCCGTCAAACTGCTCCAGCAGCTCCACATAGGCGTCCAGCTTGCAATCATGGACCGGGACCACCTTGCCATCGTTGTTGTAGACGGCCCCGTTGCAATACTGCAAAAGTTTCCCCACCAGCACCCCAGCGGTGCCCGCCGTGATGATGTCCTCATCCACCTCCAGCAGCAGGTCTCGCTCAAATTGGTCATAGTCCCGCTTGGCCTTGGCATCCAGCATCACCGGGATTTCATGCTGGATGAAGTCCGGCAGTTGCAGGTAGTCCTCCGCTTTCATGGAAATGCAGATGTCAGAAATGGCCGCCAGCACGGCGCTCTCCGCTCCGTCCTTGGCCTTGTAGCTGAAAATCTGGGTCCGGCTCCGCTGGTCCGGGTCAAAGTATCGCTCCCGGTAGGCGCTCAGGGTAGGCCCCAGACGCTCACCACCGTCCAGGAGATACACCTGGGCCCACAGGTCAATGAGGCCCTTGGAGGACGGCGTGCCGGTCAGCAGGACCATCCGCTTGATGAAACGGCGGACTCGCCGCATGGCCTTAAAGCGCTTGCTCTGGGAGTTCTTAAAGCTGGTACTCTCATCCAGGACCACCATGTCAAAGGGCCAGGCCTGCTGGTAGTAGTCCACCAGCCACTCCACATTTTCCCGGTTGATGACGTAGATGTCCGCCGGGGTGCTGAGGGCCTTTATGCGCTTGGACGTGCTCCCCAGCACCGTGGAGATGCGCAGGTGTTGCAGGTGGTCCCACCGTGCCGCCTCCTTTTGCCAGGTGGCCTCCGCCACCTTTTTGGGGGCCACCACCAGCACCTTGGACACCTGCCAGCGGAAATACTTGAGGATGTTGACGGCGGAAAGCGTGATGCTGGTTTTGCCCAGGCCGGGCCGCAGGAACAAACCAACGGCGGGGAGGTCCGTCACAAGCTGGACGCAATAGGCCTGGTAGTTATGCGGTATGTACTGCATCCCCAAAAACCTCCCTCAAAAAATCTTTCACGGCGTCCATCCCAAAAAGCACCCGGACATCCGCCCCCCGTTTCTCCAGTTCGCTCCGCTGCCATTTCTGCACCTTGGCCAGCCTCCCGATTTCCGTTTTGAGCTCCACATAAATGGTCTTTCCGGCTGGGGTGATGACGATGCGGTCAGGCACACCAGGATTGCCGGGAGAAACAAACTTGAAACACAGGCCGCCGTGCTCTTTCACCTTGCGGACCATGTAGCTCTCAATTTGACTTTCTTTCACGCTTTCGCCTCCTTGTAGTAACATTCAGCGTTTTTCTATACTTTTATACGCATCAGGCGATTTAGGCGGTTTATATACTCTCTAAATCCTCTGTTTTACGGTTAATAGGAAATGAATGTTACAATGTTACAAAATGCCTCAAAGCCTTGCGCCACAAGGGTTCAAGCCGTAACATTGACTGTAACATTCAGCGTAACATGTTACGGGGTCCGTGTAACATTCAGCGGCCAATGTTACACGATGTTACAGTCAATGTTACACGGTTTTTCTAAAGCCACGCTGTACTCCGCAGTAGCCGCAGCGCATGGCCTTGGTGGACTTTTCCCACCCGGCGGCGGCTTCAAGGATGCTGTTGATTTCCGCCGTGTCACTGTATCGCATATCCTTTTGCCTGCCGTCCAGGGCCTCACACCACACCTCAAGGGCACACACCCGGTCACGGTCCACCAGCTTGATGTCACCCTGCACGGAGCCCGCCCAAAACATCCGGCGGCGGTCCAGGGGCCAGCTCTGCCAGTCCTCCGGCACCTGGCGGCTCAGGAAGTCCATGATGATGCCCTCACGGGCGCTGACTTCCCGGTGTTCCTCCTGCTTGACCTTGGCGGCCTCCTCCAGCTCCCCGCTGAGGTATAGGGGCTCCCCCAGTTGCCAGCGGACCTTGGCCTCCGCCCAGAGCTGGTCAATCTCACCGGGCAAGTCCGTCCAGACGCCCTTGGTGACCGGGGCCACCCCCACGTCCACCGGCCAAAAGCGGCGGTTTCCCGTGCGGTCCTGCAAAAAGTCCTTGGTGTTGGTGGTGCCGAAAAAGACACAGCACCGGGGCAGCTCCTTGACGTGGCGGCCATAGGCGGCCCGGAAACGGTCCGTCCGCAGGCTCAAAAACTGCTTGATGCGGGCCACGTCCGTGCGCCGGAAAGCGTCAAGCTCCGATATTTCCACCAGCCACACCCCCTGCAAGAGCTCAGAGGCCTCCTTGCCCTCAAAGGTGCGGATGCTGTCATTAAACCAGCCCCGGCTCATCTTATCCAGCAGGGTGCTCTTGCCCAGGCCCTGGGGCCCGGCCAGGATGAGCATATTGTCATACTTGCTGCCGGGTATCATGGCACGGGTCACGGCGGCGGTAAACGCCTTGCGGGTCACCGCCCTGGTGTATGGGGTATCAGCGGCCCCCAGGTAGTCAATGAAAAGGGTGTCAAGCCGGGGCACCCCGTCCCAGGCCAGACCGCTCAAAAAGTCCTGCACCTCATTAAAGGCGTGGGCGGTGGCGTGGAGGGAGAGGGCCCCGTCAATCTTCCCGTTGCCGGTGATGTGGTGGTATCGCTCCATGTACCAATAAAGGCCCTCATTGTCATTGTCATCCCAGAGGCGGCGGACCGTGCGGGCGTCCCATGGGAGGGCCCCCAGGACCTCACCCCGGCCCGCAAAGCGGTTGAGGGCAAAGCGGCCTTTTAGGAGAGGGTCATGCTCCAGGATAATCCACACGTTGTCAATGGTGGCCTTGGGGAGCCCCGTCTGGGTGTTCAAGGCCAGCAGGGTCATCCAGTTGGCGGGGTCCTCATCATTGTCCCCGGCCACGCCCTCAAAGTCCTGCACGGCCTCCTGGTAGCGCTCCTGGCTCATGAGGGCGGCCACACCGGCGTCCTGCACGGCCAGCTCACACATGGCCACATAGGAGGGCAGGCGGTTGGTGGGCGTCCCCGGCTGGGCCTCATCGTCCTTGTCCCCAAAGCGATGCAGGCGCACAAGGTCAAAGGCGTTGACCAGCCGGTTGGAGCAGGGGTCCGTGGCGTGGTGGCTATACAGAAATTTGCCGTTGTCATAGACCACGGCCCCGCCGGTGGTGGAGCCGCCCAGGTAGGTGTAGCGGCCCGGCATATTGTCCACGGGCTCATACATTCCGGGGATGAGCTCATCCATGGCCCGGAAAACGTCATAGGTGCGGCAGAAAGCCCCCACCACGCCCTTTTTGCCCTCCGGGTCACCCTGCTTGACGGCCAGCTTGGGGAGGCTCACAGCGCCCGGCACTTGCGGCCAGAGGGCACAGTCACGCCAGTCCTCATATTTGGCCAGCAGGCCATTGGCGGAGATGAGGGGCCGGTCCTGCCAGAGATAAATATATTGGCTGTCAGCGCAGCAGGAGGGCCAGTACATGAGCCGGGACACCTCAAAGGTGGTGGGGTCCATGAGCTCCATGCCTATAAACTCCGCCGCTTTGCGGGCCAGGGGCTCATACTCGTCCGCTGACACGGTACGGTCAAGGGGCAGCAGGACCCGGAGCCGAGGGGCCGCCGGGCTGTGTTTCCGGGTGGAATAGATGCAATAGCCGCAGCCCAGGCCATCCACCCGGCGCAGTACGTCCTCCGTGCCGCCGGCGGGGATGTTGTCCAGGTCCAGGGTCAGGATGTCCCGCCCGGTCACGGCGTTGGCCTTGCGGCGGGGGCCGGAGAGGGTCCCCGCCATAAAGCCGCCCACGTCCTTGAGGTCATCCTGCTGGGCCTTTTTCATATTCAGATATTCCGCCAGGGGCTCCGTGCCTCTGGCCGGGGTCCGGAGCCGGGCCCACAGCTCAGAAATGAGCATGGTCTGGGGCGTCCAGTTCATGGCCCGCCGGTTGTTTCCGGCGGAGATTGTTATTTTGCGGTCATATTGCATGGAGGGTTACTCCTTTTCGTGCTGTCACTTAAAATCTCGTAGCCTATCAGGTGGGCGGTCTGCACGGGATGGGCCGTTGCCCATTCATGGTGGCATTTGTGCGCCCACAGGCCGCTTGACAGCTTGGCGGCCTCATATAAGGGACAGTCCGGGTCACAGGGGCCGGGGCACTTGAAAGCCTCCAGCGCTTGGGTGATGCTCTTAAACACCTTGCCGCTCTGAGGGTCTTTGTATCTCATAGGGTCACCTCTTTGCGGCGGCCTTTTGGGCCCATTTCACGCCGGGGTCCTTGTCGGTGAGGACCCGCCCGCTGGCGCACTTGACGCACTTGATGCGCCAGTGTCCGGCGTGGCGCTCAAAGTGGCCATAGCCGGGCGGGGTCCAGGCTCCGCAGCAGTAGCAGCGGCCAGGGTATTTGTTTCTTGCCATTTGGGTCACCTCTTTGCGATTTCTTCAAAAACAATGGTTTTGGGCAGGATGCCCTTGCACACATAAACGCTGCTGAATGGAGGATTTAAGGAGGGGGCGGGGTCCTCATAGCTCTTGAAATAGGCCACCCGGCGGTTGAAATACATAATTTCAAAGTCGTGCGCTCTGAACATTTCAAACCGCCGTTGGCTTTCAAAGAGCCCCACCACCCCCACCAGCATAGCAAAGGGCTTGCCCAGGTCAAAAAGCCGCTCCAGCACCTCTCCCTTGAGGGAATAGGGCGGGTTGCTGATTATGTAGTCACAGGCCGGGGGCTCCGTGGAAAAGAAGTCCTTGCCGGTGGAGAGGTGCGTGGCGGTCACCTGGTAACCAAACAAGCGGAAAATCCGCACGAAAAGGCTTTCCTCCGTGTCAAACGGGCACCATATAGAGATGGGCCGGTCTGAGTAAGGGGGGGAGATGCCGGAGCAGAGGGGTGATTGCATAGGCCGGGGTGTAAAACTCATCATTTTTGCTGTTGGCCACCTCCGCCACCTTAAAGCCGCTCACCGGCTCCTCCGGCAGCGCCCGGCGTCCTCATTGGGCACCCAGTCCTCCACCACAATGACAGGCTCACCGGGGCCCTTGTCACAGATAAAGTCACCCTCTCCGATGTAGACACAATGGTCACACATTCCGGGGTCACACATCCGGGGCTTTTCTTGGCGCTGGTATTTCTTGCGCTTTCTCATCAGCTCCCACCCTTTCCGGCGGGGCAATCGCCCACCCCATGGCCGGGGCAAGGGACAGGACAGTTTTGGTCGTAGCCCTCACAAGCGGGGCCGTCCTCAAACCGGGCGGCGATTTCACCGGCACAGGCCGCATAGCCAGCCAGGTCCACAAAGCTGTCCTCCTTATTGCTGGCCCGGATGCGGGCCACCTTGAGTAGCGCCATCATGATGGCCACGTCCTTGCTGTTGAATTTGGTGCCGGTGTAGGCCGTCCACAGCTTGGCGATGAGGGCAAAGCTGTCCTCCGGGGTCCCATAGTCGTGCTCCCGCTCACCGCATACGCAGACACGGGCGGCCTCCAAAATTTCCGCTCTGTTCACGTTTACACCCTCCAGTCTTTTGCGGGGAGTTTAATGTCATCGAATACAACGGGGATGAGCTCCTGCATACGGCGGAGCAGGGGGATGGTCACCTCACGCATCTGGGGGTGGGCCGCCGGGGCCGTCCGCAGCTTGAAAAAGTGCCGCCATTCCCGGAGATTGGCAGTCATCACCACCTCCGTCTTGAGGCTGTTGGGCAGGACAGCACGGGCCTCTTGTGGGGAGCAGCCCCAGTTGAGCAGGTCAAAATAGGCCTTTTCCGCCTGTTCACAGGCCAGGACCCAGAGCTCCCACCCACGGGTGCCACGGTCCAAAAAGTTGGGCTGGATAAAGGTGACCTGCCCGCCAAAGCCGTCCTTGGAGTAGTTGCAGTAGCGGGTGCTCTCCTGGCAGTAGGCCGCCAGCCGGTGCCGGACAATCTCATGGGAAACGCCCCGGTCCACCACAAACTTGACGGTGACGCTGGCGTGCTCCAGCACGGCCTCATGGCCACGCTTGATGATGCTGCCCACAAAGGTCTGGGCGGAGGTATCGGTGATTTTGTCCTCCGATTTGTAGCACACCCGGCCACAGCGCTCAATGTGCTGGAGGATGGCCTGGCCATCCACGGGGCTGAGGATTTCAAAACTGGGGTTTATGATTTTCACTGTTGTGCCTCCTCTTTCTTAAAGCGTTCTTCAAGGTCAAAAATGCTGTTTCTTTTTGTAAAGCTATTCCAGGCGGCGCTTTGCATTTCTGCAAGATGCGCCCATAGTTCTGGGTGTTCTATGTAGAGCTGTTTCATCTCACACAGGCGGGCGTTATGGCAAAACCAGCAGCCGTTGCGTTTGTGTGTGCTGTATATTGGCGAAAGCAAATAAGCGGCCTGGCACATTTCAAGAGCTTTTGTCTCTGTGATGTTGTAGTCCGCCAGCGGGGCAGAGACATCCGGCTTTTTCCGCCCTGATACTGCAAGGTCAATCAATCCTTTCTAAAAGGTGTTTTAGGTCCACTGTTCCGCCATAGCGGCGGCGATGCCGGGGAATGTTTTGGCCCGGTTTAGTGGGTCCCGCTCCCGGCGGCCTTGAAAGCGTCTGTAATTGCCGTGGGCATCTTTGCATCCGCCGTTTACCCAGGGGGTGACGCCCTCTGTGATGATTTTGGTGGGGGTCAGCGGCGGCAGGTTCTTGAGCCACAGGCAGGTCCGCTTTGTGTATGGGTGCCCAAACTGCCACGGTTGCACCGCCTGAGTGTAGGGCGGCAGGCCCACAATTTTCATGGGAGTGGGATTTTCAACGGCTATTTTTTCACACTCAGCGGTCAGAAAGCGCATAAAGAAAGCCTTGGCCTCCATCGCCTTTGCATATCGCTCTGGGACAATTTCACCCTTTACTCGCATACGGACAGCGCTGGCGTTGGTGAGGTAGGTGCACGGCGGAAAAGCAATAATCATGTCCCACCGGCCCAGTATGTAGTGTGGGGCTCCATCGCAGGTGTAGAAAAAGGCGTACCCGTCAAGCAAGGGGAGCACGTCCTGCTGGATGTGCCACTCTGGATGCCCGCCGGAGCAAGGGATGAGGTCACAGCTATATGCCTCATGACCACGTTGCCGCAAGGCTACGGCAACGGCTTGGCTTTCTTCACAGGCAACAAGGATTTTCATACGGCCTCCCTCAGCCCGCCGCCGCATGGGTAGCGGGGGGGGGCTTGTTCAATCAGTCTTTTCTAAAGAATTGCCCCACCCAGCCGTCCGCATTGAGGGGCAGGTCCGGGGCCCAGGAGATGGGCCGCCGCATGATGTCCACCACCGTCTGGAGCATGGTGTCCTCATCCGTCCAGGGGGCCACGTCAATGACCACCTCATCATGGACGTGGAACACCACCGGCAGCCCGGCGGCCTCCAGGCGCTCAATGGCATCCGCCAGACAATCACGGGCAATGGCCTGGACGCAGTTCTCCACCAGCTTGCCGCCGTAGGTTTCGATGCGTTTCCAGCGCTTGGTCTTTTGGTCCATGCCCATGTATGAAATGGAGGGCTTGCCCCACTGATTTTCACCGATGCCGGGGGTGTTATAGTAGAGCTTGCGCCCAGAGGGGAGGGTGATGGTCATGCAATCCGTCCCCTGGTTGTAGTCGTACTCATGGGACAGGATGAGCCCGTTGAGGCCTATGGAACCGCCCTGGGTGATGACCTGCACGGCGGCGTTGTCCATGGAATACCACAGGTCACGGATGCGCTTGTTGGCCTCCCGCCAGCGGCCCACGATGTCCGGCAGGTCCTCCTCCGGGATGCCCATGTCCAGGGCTCCCATGTTAATGAGGGCCCCGGTGCTGCCCTGGTAGCCCAGGGCCAGCTCCGCCACCTTGCCCTTTTGCCGCAGGGAATACTCAGGATTTCCCTTTTTAATGCGCTCAAGGGGGACGCCAAACATTTGGGAGGCGCTGGCCTCATAAATCTTGCCGTGGGTGCGGAACACCTCCAGCCGCCATTGTTCACCGGCCAGCCAGGAGATGACACGGGCCTCGATGGCCGAAAAGTCAGCGTCAATGAGGACGTGGCCCTCCGGGGCAATAAAAGCGGTGCGGATGAGCTGGCTGAGGGTATCAGGTACGGAGCCATAGACCGCTTTGAGGCCGCCCAGGTTGCGCTGGCGTACAAGGTCACGGGCAAGGGCCAGGGGCTCCGTATAGGTGCGGGGGAGGTTCTGGACCTGCACCAGCCGCCCAGCCCAGCGCCCCGTGCGGTTGGCCCCATAGAATTGGAGCAGCCCACGGACCCGCTTGTCCGGGCACACAGCGGCCTCTATGGCGTCATACTTCTTGGTGGAGGTCTTGCCCAGCTCCTGGCGGATTTCAAGCATACGGGTCACCTGGGGGCTGTTGCTGTCCTTTTTCAGCAGGCGGACCACCGTGTCCTTGCGCAAGTCCCCCAGCTCCTCCCCGGTTTCCTCCTGGAGCCATTTGGTGAGCTGGGCCACGCTGTTGGGGTTGTTGAGGCCGGACAGGCGCATGGCCTCCGTCATGAGGTTCTGGCGCACGGTGTCCCCCAGGTAGAGAGCCCCGGACACCATCTCCATGTCCACGGCCACGCCACGGGCATTGATGATGAGGTCCGTTTCCCATTGCTTTTGCACCCAGTCAGGGACGGGGTAGGAGGCCAGCCGCCGGTCAATTTCCATTTCGGTGACCACATCCTGGCGGTTGTACTCCTTGAAAAGCTCCCACTTGGCGGGGTCATGCTGGGGCAGGTTGCGGGTGCGGCCACCGTTGGCCTTGGAGGGGGCGCAGGGCGTACAGAAATAACGGATGAGGGCCTTGCCGGTGTTCAGCTTGCGCTTGTCCTCCAGCAGCCCCAGGGCCCGCCCAGTGGCCTCCAGGCCCGCCGTATAGCCGCAGTAAAGGCCATGGAACATGGTGCACCGCCACTGGTCCGGCGGCAGCCATCCCAGGAATTTGGACAGACAGCCCCACTCAAAGGGGGCGTTGTATGCGTGCTTGATAAACTCCGGGCTGGTGATGGCCTGGACCAGCCACGGGGGCAGGTACGCCCCCGTGGTCAGGTCTATTACCTCAACAGGTGCACCATCCAGGCTGTATGCGAAAAGCAGAATTTCAAAGTCCGGGCTGGAGATGTACTTTTGAGCCCCGGCCTTGGCAATCGGGACGCTGGAAAAGGTTTCAAGGTCAATGCTCAGATGGTGCATAGCGCCGTCCTTTCTTAATTACGGAAAGCCTCATCCTTGGTGTAGAGCTGCATGATGTTCTCCGTGTTGATGCCACGGGTTTCCAGCTCCTCCAGCATGGCCTTAAAAAGCGGCGTGCCGGTCACATAGGTGGTGAGCTCATCGGCGGAGAGGCTGGTCACGTTGCGGAGGGACAGCTTGCGGGTGTCCCCCTCGCCGGTGGGCGTCCACACCGTGGGGTCAGCGAAAGTGGCCCGCTCATTGTGCGGTCCTCCTATTACATGGGCTGGCCGGTGATGGGGTTGACACCGCTGGCGGTGTTCCAGGGCGGCGTGGCGGCGGCAGGGCCGGGAGCGGGGGGCTGATAGGCCGGAGCGGCAGGGGCCGCCGGATTGACACCGTAGGCGGGAGCCGCCGGAGCCGCCGGATTGACACCGTAGGCGGGAGCCGCCGGAGCCGTGGGGTTGACGCCGTAGGCGGGAGCGGCAGCAGGGGCGGCACCTACCCCGGCGAAGTCCACAGAGGCGGAGGCGCTACCCGTCAGGGCCTCACCGTCACGGGTTTTCATGACATTGCCCAGGCCGCAGCCGATGCCCTTATTGCCTCTGTTGGAGTAGCCGAAAAAGCGGATGGTGACACGGGCATACATCCCGCTGTAAATGTCAGAGGGGGCCAGCTCACAGTTGATGTTGTCGATGCCCACCACCTGGGGCTTGTTCTTGGTGGAGGCGGTCATGACCCAGTGGCCCTTGCACTCATCGCCAAAGGGCACCCCGGAGGGCCGCACGCCGTCCCCGTCATAGATGGGCACCCGGAGCTGGGGCGGGCGGGCCCCGTTCCACACCTTGGACAGCGCCTCATTGGCAGCGGCTTGGATGGCGGCGTCAATGTCCGCCTTGGTGGCCACGTCCGTCTTGGGGATGAGCAGGGTGACGCTGTACTTGGGCTCCCCGCCCTGCTGGGCGGCCCTGGGGGTGGTCAGGTTGCAGTAGGACAGGCGGCACTCGCCGGTCAGCACTTTCATGGGGTCGTTCTGATACATAGTCATTTACTCCTTTACATGATTTTCATTTTGAGTTTCGTATCATTCCAAAGAGCCTGGATTTTCACCCAGCGCTCATATTGGCGTTTGGCCTTTTTAACGGCCCTGGTGAGCTCATCATTGTGGGCCCGGATGGCGGCGTCCCGCTCGATGTCTTTCCGGGTCCGCCGCACGGTGGCACGCTTTTCAATCAGCCGCCACTCCTGCTGATAGCGCACAGAGGCGGCGGTCCAGGCCTGCTTGCTCTCCGGCACGATGTCCTCAAGGAAAAGCTCTGTGTCCCGGATGGCCTGCTCATTCTCCCGGTCATCCCAGAGCATAATGGTGAAAATCTTGTGGACGTTCTTGACGGGCAGGTCCAGGAGGCTGGGCAGGTAGATGGTGGCGTGAAAGCTGTCTTGGGAAAAGCTCACGGTGTCACGCATCGGAGGACACCCCGGAAAAGTCAGCGGCGGCGGGGTTGTACGCCTCCCGCTTGTCAGAGGCCTCCGCCAGTTTGGGCTTGCCGGGGGGCTTGATGACGTAGCCGCCCACCGCCTCCTCAAAGGGCTTTTTGCCCATCAATTTCTCAAGCTGGGCCAGGGTCAAGGGCTTGCGCTCATAGATGACAGCCTCATCATAGCCCGCCTCCATGATGGCCTTGAGGGCGGCGTCCTGGTCCGTAAAGGCCCGGTCACTCCGCCCGGCCACCAGTTTCCAGCCGGGGATGGGCTTGCCGTTCAGCAGGGCCGTGGTGGCGTATTCCTCGAGGTCCTTGTACCACTGGACCAGGAGCTTGCCCCGGACCAGCAGGTCACCGATTTCCTCATCCGTGAGGAGGCCGGGGGCCTCCATCCCGCTGGCCTTGGCGGCCTCCATAGATTGCAGCTCCTCCGGGGAGAGGGAGCCCGCCGGGACACACCCGGCAAAGTCCTCCAGGGCGGTGTTGACACCGGCACGGGCCCGACACTGGGCCTTGCCCCGGCAAAACCGGCAATGGTCACCGGGGACAAACTCCCCCAGGCCTGAAAAGGCCTTTTGTGCGGTGGGCTTGATGCTCTCCCCCCAGGCCCGCAGCTCCTCCACCGTGATGGTGTCCGTGGTGTAGCTGTCAAGGCGGGGCTGGTCAATGCTCATGCGGACCTTTTTGATGGCGTCCCCGAAAATGGGGGCGTAGCGCTTGAGGGCACCCAGGGCATAAAGCCGCATCTGGGGGTTGCCCTCAGCGGACACGGGGACGCCCTTGCCGTGCTTGTAGTCGGTGATGCAAAGGGTATCTCCTCCAATCATCACACAGTCACAGGTGCCAAAGCCCTCCGGCACATAGTCCGCAAAGTCTACCTTGACCTCAGCGGCCACGGTGGGGGGGCTGTTGTAGGTCATGGCCTGCTCCAGCAGGTGCTCCAGGTAGAGGTCCGTGGTCTTGTCCATCTCCGGGTCATAGCGGGCCTCTTTCTTGAGCTTGTTGAGCCGGGAGTTATAGGTGCGGTTGGTCATGATGGTAAACTTCTTGAGGACCTTGAGCTCCGCAATGGCGTGGGCCAGGCGGCCCTCCTCCGCATAGTCGCTGGTGCTCTCCGGCAGCCCCTCCTCAAAGCGGGGGGCCGCCGTGCACGCCAGCCAGCGGGAGGCGGAAGATGCGGAAAGCAAAGCGTGTTTCTCAGGGGGCATAGGGCACCTCCTAAATCTGAGCGCCCAGAGCCCGCAGCTCCGTGGCAAAGACGCCATACTGAGCGGGCTGGAGCTGGGTGATGGCCTGGACGCCGTACTTGGTCAGCAGGCCCAGCAGGGGCTCCATCTTCCCGGCGTCCACCAGGGCGGCCCCGGCCTTGGAGATTTGGTCCAGAGTGTAGGTGGGGGCATCGGCCACGGGCATGGCGGGCGCAGGGGCGGGGGGCGTAACG